GATGTCTCAGTGCCTGCTCCATTGATTTGTCCATCTCTTACAGGAAACTCTTCTACATTGATAGCAACATCCATGTCACCACCTTCAGCCATGGCAACAGTGCCACCTTGGTTAAAGTATTGAACTCCGCCACCGAAATTGTATCTTGGCACGCCACCCATATTAAGGTTCATGATGCCACCTTGAGCTGCCATGCGTGGTGAACCACCACTTAAAGCTGGCATGCCTTCAGGAGTTAAACCAAACTCTACACGAGATGGCATTTCTGCTCCTGTTCTACGAGCTATTTCTGCTTCTATGTTGTATCTACCAAGTGGGTCCATTTGTGTGAGTGGAGTTAAAGGTACACCTTTTTGATCTTTGGCTTCTTCATAAGCCAACTTACCAATTAAGCCTGCAAGTCCTGCAATACCTAATTTACCCATCATGCCAAGACCGCCTTGATCGTCTTTAGCAAAAAGACTGCTACTAGAAGGGTCTGTTTGTCCTTTTAAAGTGTCTTCTATGCCCTTTATGAAAGAAGGAGTTTTAGTTCCTCCAATAAAACTACCGCCTTGTTGCAATGCTTTTACTTCTTCGGCTGACAATGTCTGACCAGTTCTAGTGTTTACATATTCAACTTCGCCAGTTTCATAGTTGTCAATTGCTTGTATTTCTTCAGGCAAAGGTTGTTCACCGCCACCAAGCAAACCAAAATAACCACCAACCTGATCGTCTCTGTAAGTTTTAGCAATGTTCTTGCCGTATTGAAGTGGGTTAAACTCCATGACTCCTGCCGCATTCTTTACTGAGCCTATGCCTTTTAAAGAATCCATAAATCCTGCATCAGCACCAAAGTTTGCTTTGCCAAGATTGCTTATAGCACCATCTTTGCCAAATACCTTTTGAGAGCCACCTGCCATAACAGTCATGAGATCACCAATGCCACCCTCACCCTTAGCTATGTTATAGACAGACTCAGCCTTGTTGTATATGATTGCGGGTGCTTGCCAAGGACCGGGTACCACTGAGGCTATCTTAGCCACTGGTTTTAAAACTTTTCTTCTTAATTTTTGAAAAGCAGAGCCAATACCAAATTCTTGTAGACCAGTTTCAGGATTTATTGAAGCTATACCACTAATTTGTCCTGTAGTATCTACAATTCTTGAATCAGGGTTTATGCCCATTTGCATCATGGTTTCATCTAAGCTTTGAGCTGCTTGTGGATTTGCTTCTAAAACCTCAGCAGGAATAACTGCTTCACCCTCAGATAAATGACCCAAAGTGGTGTCATTCATCCTGCCTGTTTCAACACCAAGTTTTAATAATGGGTTGCCTGATCCGTCTACTTTTTGTTTGACTGCAAGTTTTAATAACTGGGTAATGCCTTCATCACCTTCACCGCTAACTGGCATCATTCTATCTTTTAAAATTTCTTCTTGAATTTCTTTAGGTGCTACCTCTTTTACAGTTTGCACAAATGCGTCTACATCCATGCCTGTACCCATTTCGCTAAGTATCTCTTGTTGAGCTTGCATGGACTCAGGTGAGTTCTGTGGATATGTCAATATGGTTCTAACTTGTTGTTCAAAACCAAGATCAACCAATGGTTGCATTACACTTGTGTCTACATTTGACATCATTGGGTCTTGTACGCCACTTAACAAAGCTTTGTTAATTCTTACCATGTCGTTGTCAGACATAACGCCTGAGCCTATAGCGTCTCTGCTTGGCATCATATCCATCAAAGGACTACTAGCATTAAAGGATGGTCTTCCCTGATTAAAGTTCATACTTGCCTGAAACAAGGGAAGAGAGTCGGGTCTTTCCATGTCTGTTAAAAGGTTTTGAACTCTGTCTGTTAAATTTAAATCTGCCATATTAACTCGTTGTAACTGTTACGGAGCCTACTGCTCCTGTTCCACTCACGCCACTCAAATATGTTTGGTGACTATATAAATCACGAAAAGCATTCCCGTCATACGCTTGGTGAATCTCTAGTGTCGTATTAAACACTATATCACCCGCTATAAAGTTCAGTTCACCTAATTCGGATTGGTTGAACTGCGGGGTTCGATTTGGGTCGAACTGTCCTAAGTTTAACTCAAGTATCCTGACTAATCTATTAAAAACATCAGGTGTTACTTCGTCTAAAGCCTGCGGTAACCTTGTCGGTAATAGCTTTGCCATTATCTTCTACCATCAGGCTGTATATACATTCTAGTATATCCTAGTCTCCATTGCACTCCTAGTCTGTTTGCTGTGTCTGCGTCATCATCGCTTTGCAGTCTTAACACAGCCTGTCTTGCTCTAGTTCGTACATTTAATTCATTGGTATTGTTAGAAACATCCTTTGTCACCTTAGTTGATAAACTTTGTGCAGGAAAGTTTCTTGTTTTAATTTGCATGTTTATTTGTGGCACACCACTGGCTGTATTAGTGCCATAAAACTTAATATCAGGAATGATTTTGCTAATAAAGGCAAAGTCGTTGCCTTCTTGCAAATCAAAATCAGAGCTTTCAATAAAGACATTATCCATTGGAGAACCATCGTTATCTTCGCCTGTTTCTTGGTTATATAGATAATTGTCATTGGTAGCCACTGGTGCGGTAAACACATCTTCATCAAGCCAAGCGGTTCTTACAAGCTCACCTATGCTCCATGTATTTTCTAAATAGTTATATATAACATAGCGTGATATTTCACCTGTGTTATCTTGAGTTGATGGATAGAACCACCACACTTCATTGTATTGTTTATTAACCAAAGCAAATGTTTTAAACAACTGTGATAAGTCTAAGTTTTCTTGCACATAACTTAAGACAGTGCATTCAAGTCTTTGTACACTACCGTTGTAACGATAGAAACCATCTTCAGCCATCCAGTAAACGCCATTCGGTGCATTGATACAAGCATTAGGTGCGATCATACCCACACCTTGATTGATTAAGTTGACTGCAAAAGTTAAAGGCGGTCCAACAAATTGTATCGAATACAAAGCTGAATCAGTCCACACAAGAGTTTCTTGCCTTGATCTTATCCCACCAATAATCTCACTACCCACAGACAGTCTTACCGAGCCTGCGGTATTGGTTGTTAATGGCTCCCACTCAGTTACGCTTTCTTGATCAGAAAAAGCAATAAGCATAGGATCAATTGAACCTGTTCTAGCTGTGCCTGCACCATCAATAGGATCAGCACCTAAAACAAACACATGTCTATCTGTTTCGGAAACAATGGTTTGTAAACCAACGGTAGGAGCTAAGTTTGCTCCTGATAAAGATGTAATATTTACGGCTCTTGCAGATGTGCCTCCTGAAGAATCCCAATAAAAAATGCCACCGCCTCTTGGATTTAAAATTAAATCTTCGCCAAAATTATCAGACGACCATAGTCTAAGTTGATTGGTGAAAGTTAAAGAACTCGCAGACCCATATGCACCTGACCCCCAAGCATTAACACCCCAACCAGTTGATGATACAAAATTATCTAGTCCAGTATTAAGTTGGTAAGCACCTACTACACTACCGCCCCCATTACCTGTGTCACTAGAATTAGCTGTTACAGTATCTCCACTAGTATCTTTAGCTTCTATGGTGTAAGAGTTAGCATCAACAATGTTTGTTATTTGATATTCCTGATTAAGCACCGTAGCAGTAATGTTGCCACCCAAAGACACTGCTCCTGAAAAAGTAACAAAATCATTTTGCACTGCACCATGTGCTGTATCACTTACAGTGATAGTAGCATCACCATCGGTTGCAGAAAATGTTACATCGCCTGCACTTGTTGTTAATCTAATTGGGGTGACATCATAAAAATTATCACCTTCTTTTACATAAGATTTAAGGTGAGTGCCAAGAAATAAAAATTTAGTGCCTGAAATAGAAATCCATGCAAATAAATTTCTACAGGTTCCGAGAAAAGAATTACCTGAGTTTTTGACCCACCCACCTAATTTTTCAACAAAACCTTTTCTAAACCTAATTAAAGACGCATTGAACCATCCGCCTGCGTTTGTGTAATCGGTTCCTTCTCTATTAATTCCTGCTTTAAACTGAAACTTTGCGTATGGCATGTTTCATTGCTATTAAGCGATTCGGATAATAGCTGTAGATGAAGCTGCCGCAGGGAATACAATTGTAAAGTCACCTGCTGTGGATGTTTTATCTCCACCAAAATCTATGGTAGCTACTGATGCATTTGTTGCTGAAGAATTGTAGATCATACAACCCCTTGCTGTAATTGTAGCTGTACCAAAAGTTAAATCAGCAAAATCTGTAAAAGCTGTTGTGCCTGAAGATGTTGGATTAACATTGGTTAAGTTAGCACCACCTGATGTGTAGTTAGTTCCTGAAGCTTGACCAGTTGTAGTAAAAGCTGTTGTTGTAGCTCCCAAAGTTGCTGATGAAGTATACAGTGCTAATTTAAAGGTGTTGCCTCCACTGGCTTTAAAATTATGTACTCCTTCGAGTAATTGTTTTTTAAAACTTGTTGTAAGTGTTGATGTAATTGCCATAATTATAGTTTCCTAATTAAATCAGCAGACTCCTTGTGACCTGCTTTTTCTAATTTGTTATTAATGGTAATCCTATCACTTTTTATAGCATTTTGCATATATAGTTCAATAACTTTTTCAATATTGTTTTTAAACTCATTGACTTGGTTTTTTACATCTTCAGGTGCTTCATCGCTTACCGCAATAATTCTTTCAATGCACCTTTTTGCCCAAAATTCTACTGGATGACCACCCTCTGTTGTGGTGTGTACCTCAATACTTCCAAGATTAGTTAAAGTTGTATCATCAATCATTTACCACTCCTTTGGTTCAACTGGGTCTGTTTTATCATCATGTCTACCAATAAGCTGTGGTTCTATTGGCATTCTGTTTACTGTAAGCTCGCTCATTTTTTTTACAACCATTTTATCGCCATCCATTAAAGGCACTAATGGGTCTGCCAATCTATGATAGCCATAAAGTTTTTCACGAGTTTCTACATTTGTATCTAATAGCGTAGAAGAACTGGCAACACCTACTTCCATGCCTGCATGCATGCATTTAGATAGCCAAAACTCTACACAAGCCCTGCCTGATTCTGCAAAATGTAGGTTGCCTTTGTAGGTAAAATCGACTCCATATATTTTTAATGACCCAACTTTATTCCACAAAGCAAATGCTATAGCATAAGCCACGGTGTTATTTAGATAACAACAATTCAAATCCCCAACAATTTCATCAATTGGATATAACACTAAGTTTTTTGCTCTTTCATCAAGTTGACATGTGTAAATTGGCTTGTCGCCTTTTGTTAACATTCTTGTCATACCACTGGTTTGCCCACCTGCATCATCGCTGTCTAAAAACCTAGATGGTGGGTCCATCATAAAGGTTCTATCGTGATATATAACAGAGCCTACAGCATTAATGCCCCAAACCTCATCAAAGTTGTCTCCATGAGATGCTGCTAAATTATAGTCAAACCAACTACGACCCAAGCCAACGATAGCCACAGTCTTGCCTTCAAGTTTTTTTATTCTTTTCATTTTTCTCCTCTCAAAAAGAAAATTAAGTTACATTAATTCTAAGCGAATCGTACCTCATTTCATCTCTTGTATCTCTGCCTTCACCTAAGTTCTTAAGTCTGCCCAAGGCTTCTTTGAATTTAGAATCTAATATACCAACCTCTGCTTGAGGTAGTTTTAAAAATATTGCACCCTCAACCAAACATGCGTATAGAAGCGTATCAGGAGCCTCAGTTGATAAATATGTTGTGGCACTGACACCATTGTATTCTACAGTTGGATCAGTAATTGATTTGGGTCTTGCTAAATAATGAAGCTCTACATCATAAGCTTGATCAGGAACTGGTGACACTTCAAAACTTGATTGATCAAATATTGAATAGTATTTTGGTTTTCCCCTAGTAGATGTGTTTGAAGAATACTCTTTAATAAAAGAATTATGTTTAAAATCGCAATAAGTATAATTTCCACCATCTATAACCGCTAAAGAAAAACTACCAAGCCAATCTGTTGGTGTGTTTAAAAACCTTTGATCTGCCGTTAAATTACCTGAAACATTTTTTCTTTGATCAGGTAGCTGTACTACTTTAAATATCCTTTCTTCACCTTGTAAAATAAATGTATCAAGCTGATTTACAAAAGTGGTTTCGTCAGTTTCAAGATAATCTTGAATAGCTGTTTTTAATGTTGTTAATGTAAAACTCATGTGTTTGTTACCGTAACTGTACCTAATTCAGATTCTAAAGCATTAGGCACTGTAAGTGCTGTTCCTATTATACCCAAATCCCAGTTTGTATAAACTGTAAAATTGCTTGGCACTACGCTTGTGTCCACTCTTGGATTGCGTAAAGCCTCAGGATCAGCCAAGTTTCTTCTTGTTTCTAATTGTGGGTGTTTGGGTTCATAGCACTCAGGACAGGTTCTGTAACCATTCCATTCTTTTTTAAGTTCTTTTAAACCGTATCTAAAACCACATCTATCACAGATACCATACGCATTCTTTTCCGATGCGAATGCCATTATGCGTAATCGTATGCCCTA